AATAATTTATATTTATCAGGAAGATTTAGCCAAGGCGTAGCTCCTTACGCATGGGGATCTAACTATATTTCAGATGACCTTGGTTATGGGGCCATTGCAAATAATAACTCTGCTAATAATTTTCATATCACTACCAATGCGTACAACGATAATACAAACTGGAAATATAAATTTACCAATGGAAGTTTAAGATATACCCTTCAAAACGACCAGCATGAATGGTATTACGCTACTTCTGGTTCTGCTGGTGCAAACATTACTTATACGCAAGTAATGGTTCTTGCTTCTTCTGGTCAGCTATATGTAACTGGGGCTGTTCAAACAAATGGTCTTGTATCCCATGCAGGTACAGGCGGTGCTTTTGGCAGTAATAAATTTAACTTTCAATGGACTGGAAACCCTATTCTTTGGGTTGATGGAACTAACATAGGTCAAATTGCTACTGTTTCTGATTATCGGTTAAAAGAAAATGTAACACCACAAACAGCAACAGCATTAGACAGAGTAATGAAATTACAGCCTGTAAAATTTAATCGTAAAGCTGTTGATATTTTTGCTGGTTCTACGAACATTGAAGAAGGCTTTATTGCTGACCAATTACAAGCTATTATTCCAAGTGCTGTTTATGGTGAAAAAGATGCAATTACTGAAAGTGGAAGTATTCAGCCACAATCATTAAATTGGTCTCCAGTAGTATCTGTATTGACTAAAGCATTACAGGAATTAAACACTAAATTTGAAGCCTATGTTGCTTCTCATCCATAAGGTTATATATGTCAACAATGATTCCAAAGTTTGATTTAAAAAATGGTAGCACTACTCCAACAGGAGCTGTTAATAGGCCAATTAATCAAAAATTACAAGAAATTATAAGTGTTCAAGATTTTGGCGCAGATTCTACTGGTGCAACTGATAGCACAACTGCTGTTCAAAATGCTTTAACAGCATCTTTAAATGTAAGTTTTCCAAATGGCACTTATAAAGTTGGTGCTGTTGATACAAATGGTACTGGAACTGTTATTTCTGGAAGCGGTCAAATAGTTAATACAACAACAGATGCAAGTGGAAATACTCTATATTTAGAGCCTTTTAGGGCTTCTATGGAAAATTTACGTTTAATTGTAGATAAATCAGGAACACCTTGTTTTACTAATCTTTTGGAATTTAAAAATCTTGGTTTTAATGCAGTAATGGTTCAGTATTTAACTGGCACTCCAGCTAAAAAATACCTTGATGATGCTTATTCATTAGGTCTTAGCGTTGTGTTGGAATATGATTCTGATACACCTGATGTAACTAATGATAGTCATCCTGCATTAATTGGCTATTACATATATGATGAACCAGCAAACAGATCAACTCCTATATCTATTGCAACGCAAAATGTCCGTATAAACGCATGGAAAGCGGTAACAAATAAACCATTAATGTCCACGTTTTATGGGCAATTTGATTTAACCCCAGCTATGTCACCATTATGGGATGTAATTTTTGTTGACTATTATTATCGAAGTGGAATATCTGCCGATGCAAATATTTCTATAGCATTAAGGGCATTTGCAAATTTAAGTTTTAATAATCAGCAAACCAAAATTATTCCAATGGTAGGGCCGTTTACTGAAACAGGTGTTTGTACGTCTATATCTAACCGAATTAATTTTGCTAGGGATATGGTTCGTTTTAGTTCCGATGGAAGCTACGCTGTATTTTCTTGGATTCCTGTATCATCCCAATTTCCAGCAAGCCCTCAAAATAACGCTGCTTGCTATAATTTTTGTGCTCAATTACCTGTATTGGCAAAAAGTAGATCACAAATTCAATTTCAAATTGTAGCTATTAGCCCAATGCTTGGTGCTGCAAATTATTACGTTCCATCTATATCTGATGCAGGAAATTTTAAACTTAATGATCAGCCAGATGGGGCTATTTCTTTTAAAGATACTGGTGGTTTGTTTGCGTTAGGTTTATCTGCAATGGGCATGACAGATTGTCAATTTTTGTATAGAAACATAGCGGATTCCTCAACAACAACAATTCGTATTTGGCAATCAACAAATGGATTTAATACAAAAACAATATTAGTAACTTATCCAAATGAGCCTGATGCTACTTATTTAAGCACAAGAATTTACAATAGCGGAAATGCACTTTTAGGCATTGAATTTACCCCTAATACCACTTCTGCTACTTATAACAAATATTTAAGTGGATTTATGATTTATAACAACTGGACAACTTTGACCTTTTAAGGAATTAATATGTCTTTACAAAAAACATTTACTTTTACAAATAATTGTGATGAAGTTGCTAATTGTGTATTTGTTACTACTATTGGTGATAAAGCTGAAGGTTTATTTACAGCTACTATTCAAGAAGCTAACGAAGCAAATAATAAAGCACTTATTACTGTTTTATTTGCCTCTCCCACAATAAATTATGTAATAAATTATTCATTTATTCCATCAGGAACAAATGATTTGACTACTCAAGGATATGAATATTTACAAACTTTGCCAGAATTTTTTGGTTCTATAGTGGTTTAATGATATGAACTATAAATGGTCAATTCTTGATATATCAGCCATTGATGGTTTGATTACTCATGCCAAATACAAAGTAGAACTTTCTGATCAAGATAAAATTGTAGAAACTGAAGGAAATTGGTGGTTTGCTAATCCAACTTTAAAAGTGCCTTTTGATCAAGTTACAGAAGAAATGGTATCTTCTTGGATTGAACAAGAAACTATGAAAGATGGCATAAACCTTATAAAATCTAGGTTAGAAGAACAGTTAAATGAGCTAAATAAGCAAGATTCTGTTGTTGCGCCTTGGTTGCCTCAAGTCTTTACCCCTAATTAGGAGCTTATATGGCAGTTAACCTTTCACCTATTGGTGGCGCAGGATGGCAATTTTTTGACAATGATGGAGTGCTTTTATCTGGTGGACTTATTTACACCTATTTGGCAGGAACATCAACTCCACAAGCTACTTATACTTCTGCATCTGGAATTATTCAAAATTCTAATCCTATAGTATTAAATTCTGCTGGCAGACCTCCAAGTGAAATATGGCTTACAAGCGGTGTTTCATATAAATTTGTTTTGCAAACTGCTACTTTTGTTCAAATTTGGAGCATGGATAACCTTCAAGGGCTCCCCTCTGCTGGTCAAGAAGGGTATATAACAGCAACTCAAGGTCAAACTGTTTGCACAGTACCATTTAATTATTTGTTAGGATCAAATTCTTTGTATGTTTTTGTAAATGGATCAAAACAAGTTAATACGTTAAATTACAATGAAACGAATACAACAACTGTTACATTTACTAGTGGTTTAAATGTTGGAGATATTGTGGAGTTTGTTCAATGACAAAACCTATTGACATTATTAGTAGAGCATTAAAAGATATTGGCGCATTAGAAGCTGGTGAAGTTCCAACGGCTGATTCTGCTCAAGATGCTTTTGATATGCTGAATGACCTGATTGATCAATGGTCAAACGAAGATATGATGGTGTTTAACACCACAGAAATTATATTCCCTTTAATTTCTGGTCAAGTTCAATATACTATTGGCCCTCATCCATCAACTGCAAACTATATTGGCGCATCTTTTACAGGATCAATTACAGGAAATGTCTTAACTGTAACTGGTCTTACAACTGGCGCAGTAGCTCAAGGGCAAACCTTAAAAGGTACAGGAATTATTGCTGGAACTAAGATCGTTGAGTTTATTACTGGTGCTGGTGGTCAAGTTAATGAAGTTGGTACTTATCGACTCAATATTACCTATCCAACTCCAATAGCCTCTCAACTTATTACTGCTTACTATCAAAAACCATTATTTATTGATCAAGCTTATGTAAGGGTAAACACTCAGTCAAATGGGCAATCTGTGCCTAATGGCGGTTTAGATTACCAAGTAGCTGTTTTGTCTTTGGATAACTACAATCAAATTGGATTAAAAACTTTAAATGGCCCTTGGCCTAAAGCTCTTTATTACAATCCTAATGCGGATACTGGTAATGTATTTGTATGGCCTAATCCAAGCCAAGGTGAGATGCATATGTTCTCATCTACCATTTTCAGCAATTATGAAACCTTGTATGACGATATTGTGCTTCCACAAGGCTATTCAATGGCTCTTAGATGGAATTTAGCTGAACGATTAATGCCTATGTATGGCAAAGCTTCTGCAACGCAAATTGGCATGATTAATGCTTATGCAGCTCAATCAAAATCAACTATTAAACGCAACAATATGCGACCAATAGCTGCTGCTGGTTATCCAGACTCTATGCTTGTTGGCAGGGCTAAAGATGCTGGTTGGATTATTTCTGGTGGGTTCTTTAGATAATGGCTGATTTTGGCTTTGTTGGCCCATCTTACGAGGCTCCTTCCATCTATCAAGATGATCAGGAATGTATTAATTTTTATTTAGAAATTGATCCTAATAAAGGTCAGGGCTCTAGAGGAGCAATAGCTTTATATCCAACTCCAGGGCTTGTTGAAGTAGCCCAACTACCACCTGGAGAGGTAAGGGCAATGTTTCCTTTGCATGGAACCATTCCTTTTATTATGATTGTAATTTGCGCTGATCAAGTTTATAAAATAGATGAATCCTATATTGCAACGCAAATAGGAACTTTAACTACTACAAGTGGTCCTTGTCAAATTTCTTATAATAGAAGCCCTTCTGATGGCATTTTTGCTTATATTGTAGATGGCCCAAATCGTTATTTTTACTTTCCTTTAACCAATGTATTTACAAAGCTTTCTACTACAGATGGTCCTTGGCAAGGTGCAACTTGTGTTGACGTAATCGACAACTACAACATTTATAACGAAGTTGGTACTAATAACTGGGCTGCAACTGATCTTTCTTCACCTTATTCTACAAATGCTTATTACGGCACAAAAGATGGTGAACCTGATCCAATCATAGCTATTATTGCTGATCATAGGCAAGTCTATTTGCTTGGCGATCAAACAACTGAAGTTTGGGTAGATGTAGGAAGTCAAATTACAGGATTAACCACTTTCCCATTTTCTCGTATTTCAGGAACTATGATGCAGCATGGATGCGCTGCTTTTAATAGCATTTGCCAATTTGAAGAACAGCTTATGTTTGTTTCTCAAGATGCTCGTGGTCAAGGAATTATTGGTGCGGTGCAAGGATACACTTTTGTAAGATTATCAAATCATGCCGTAGAACAAACTTTAATGAATGTGAAGCTAAGTGATGCGGTTGCCTATACTTATCGTTTAGAAGGACATGAGTTTTATGTAGTAACATTTCCTTCTATTGACCTTACTTGGGTTTATGACTTAACTACTAAATCTTGGCATAAATGGCTTTCTTGGGATAATTTAACTGGTTATCATCGTCATCGTTCAAATTGCGGTGCTTTTTTTGGAAATGTCTATTTAGTAGGCGATTACGAAAATGGCAAAATTTATCAGTTAAACAATGAAGTTTATACAGAGGATGGCAAAACCATTCGCAGATTGCGTAGATGCCCTCATTTGGTTTCAGACCTTCAACGTCAATATTTTGCAGAAATGCAGATTCAATTTCAGCCTGGCGTAGGACTACAAACTGGTCAAGGCTATGATCCTCAATCTATGCTCCGTTGGTCATCTGATGGCGGTTCTACATGGTCTAATGAGCATTGGGTAACTATTGGCAAAGTTGGAAAATACAATAATCGTGCTATTTGGCGAAGATTAGGCTGGTCAAGGGATCGGATTTATGAAGTAGTGGTTTCCGATCCAATTAAAGCTGTTATTGTTTCCGCTAATTTGAAGGCTGAAGGTGGGGAAAACTAATGGCTACCCCACAACCAATTAACACCAATATAAGGTTTCCTCAAAGTCCTTTTCTTGATCCTTTAACACAAAGGCCAGCAAGGGAATGGATTCAATGGCTTCAGTATCCTGATATTGTTGCATTAAATCTTTCAAATGCTTTAGCGGTATCTTCTGGCGGTACTGGAACTATAGCAATACCTTCTAATGGTCAATTATTGATCGGAAATGGTACTGGATATACTGTAAATTCTCCTACGGCTGGAACAGGCATAGGTATTGTTGCAGGAGCAGGAACGCTTCAATTTAACAATACAGGCGTTACTTCTATTATTGCTGGATCAGGAATATCTGCCTCTAGTGCTACAGGCGCAGTAACTATTGCTAATACTGGTGTTTTATCTTTTAGCGGAGGTACTACAGGATTAACTCCTGCTACTTCTACAGCAGGGGTTATAACTCTTGCTGGAACGCTAAATATAGCCAATGGCGGTACTGGAGCTACTACTGCTGCTGGTGCTAGAACCAATTTAGGAGCTGCTGCTAGTGGTGCAAATAGCGACATTACAAGCCTTTCAGGACTAACTACGGCTTTATCTATATTGCAAGGCGGTACAGGGGCTACAACAGCTTCAGGAGCTAGGACTAACTTAGGATTGGGAAGCGGTCTTTCAGTTACTATTACAACGGCTAAATTGACTACTTTAGGTACTAATGGCAGTATGACTTTTACCAATGGCATATTAACAGCGCAAACGGCAGCTACTTAATGAACGATATTTTAGAAAAAATCATTCCTTCAAAAGAGCAAATTGAAAAGCTTCAGGCTGAAATGGTAAAAATGCCACAAGCCGAACTTGAAACAGAGCATTACTTTTCTGAAGGTATGTATTGCCGTAAGTTGATTAGGCCAGCAGGAACATTAATTGTTGGAAAAATTCATAAAAAAGCGCACTTTTTTTTATGTGCAAAAGGTGAAATAATAGCGTGGACAGAAAACGGAATGAGAACTTTACAGCCAGGTGACATTATTGAGTCGCAGCCTGGAACAAAAAGAGTTACTTATGCTATTTCTGATGCTATTGGCATTACAGTCCATAAGACTGACAAAACGGATTTAGATGAAATTGAAGCGGAATTGATTGAGCCTGATGAAACAGCTTTGTTTGATTCTAGTAATAAATTAAAAGAATTTGTCATTGAAGCTCAAAAAATGGCTTTAAAGGGAGAATAATATGTCTTGGGTCGCAGCAGCAATCTTTGGTAGTACAGTAGTTGGAGGGCTTCTTCAAAGTGATGCCACTCAAAGCGCAGCTCAAACACAAGCTGATGCAACAAGACAATCTCAAGCTCAATTATTGGCTGCTGGTCAAAAAGCTTCTGAACAATATACTCCCTATACAGATTTAGGAAAAACTTCTTTGGCTTCATTAACAAGTCAAATGCCCTATTGGAATCAGCAATTTACTGCTGCTGATTTAAAATCCAATTTAGCACCAAATTATGAATTTATGAAGCAACAAGGATTAGGTGCTACTAGCCAAAATATAAACGTGGGTGGAGGTGGTTCTAATGCAAATATGGCTAGAACAAAATTTGCCGAAGATTACGCTTCCAATGCTTATCAAAATGCGTTTAATAATTTTCAAACGCAAAGAACTAACATTTATAATCAAAATCAAAACTTGGCTGCAATGGGTTTAACTGGCGCACAAGGTTCTGCAAATGCTCAAATTGGTACAGGAACTAATATTGCTAGTTTGACTTCTGGGCTTGGAAATGCTCAAGCTGCTTCTCAAATTGCTCAAGGCAATATTTATGGTGGGATAGCCAATACAGCAGGAAGCATGGGTGCTTATTCAATGTTGGGTAATAATGCTCAAAATGCTGCAATGCAAAGTCAATTAAGCCAAGGTGGATATGGATCAAATGCTTTAAGTAATTTCACAAATAATCCATCTACCAATCCAGGATCATCGTCATTTATTGGCCCAATAGCTTAAGGAATTAATATGCCAGCAATTAGTCAAGTAGCTAGTCCTACAATATATGGAAACCAAGAAGCCCCAAAAGGGATGACTCTTAGCGATATTATTGGGCTTTCTCGTCAAAACACAGCCATGCAAAAAGAACAAGCTTTGTTAGAGCCAAGTATTCGTGCTGGCAAAGCTCAAGCAGAAGTGGCGGAAACTCAAGCAACAAAAGCAAAATCTGGTTTAGCTACGGATTTTGCAGACAAAATGCGTCAAAATCAAATTGCTTTAATAAATGATCCTTTAATTGTTCAAGCTGAACAAGATCCTCAATTTGCATCAGCAAATAAAGATAAAATTGCTAAATTGGTTGAAAGACAATCAAAAGCAGCTATTGAATTAGGGCTTGATCCTACAAAAGCAGCAGAGTTAAATGCTCCTTATCTTGAAGCGGTAAATCAAACCAATGGTCAAGGTTTAAGGCAATTTCTTAAAACTCGCATGGTAGCTGGATTGGATCAACAAGCTCAATCATCATTGCAACCTGGATCTTATTTTCAAGCTGCTCCTGGGGCTGTTTTTGCACAAACATCTGGACAGCCAACTGGCGTTACATCACAACAAATGGGCCAACCAGCACCTTCTGAATTTAGCAAGCCAGTTCCATTGCTTTATCCTCCAATTCAAGCTGGTCAGCCAAGGGCTCAGTATCCAAGCGAAGAAGAAGATCGCAAAGTTGGCAGCGTTGTGCGTTCAGGTTTAGTTGCTCGTCAAAGTGAAATTCCTTCTCAAAAACGAAATGTTGATGAAGTTATTAAAAAAGCTAAAGAACTTGAAAAAACTGAATGGGGTGAGGGAGCTGGTTTTATGGGGGCTGCTGGAAGGCATCTTTCTACATTCTTAGGAACAGAGCAAGGCGTTCGCTACAAAGAGTTAAGCAAAGATTTAGCTAATGCTGCTATTGCAAATATTAAAGCAAGTGGTGGGTCTATGGATACTGTTGCAGGGCAACAATTAACTAGAATGGCTAATGGGGATGAAACTTATCCACCAAAAGTATTAATTGAAATTGCTCGTAGAACTCAAGCCGATATGAGTTCTCTTGATGTTAAAGCTACTGCTGTTCAAAAATTTGCCAATAAATATGGTGATAATAACATTAAAGCTTTTGAACAAATGTGGTCTAAAAATGCTGATCCTAAAATATTCCAATTAAAAAATATTTTTGAAGATCCTGATATGACTGCTAAAGAAAAAGAAGAAGCAAGAGATAAGTTGATTGGCAAAGATGAAAAGCAAAGGAAAGTCTTTGCTGAAAAATGGAATAACATTCAAAGACTCGAACAAAATGGATCTTTATAATGGCAGACTTTTCACAATTTTTAAGCGGTGGAGAAGCTCCATCTGCTCCTCCTCCTTCTAAATCTGGTGGAGTAAACCAGTTTAATGTTGGAAATATTAGGCCATCAGGATCATCTACAGGGTTTGAGCAGCATGGAAGTTATGAACAAGGAATCAAAGCCATTGATGATAATCTCAGAAATTATGGCGAAAAGCATGGAATTAAAACATTAAGAGGCGTTATTTCAAGATGGGCTCCTCCTTCTGAAAATGACACAGAAGCCTACATTAAAAATGTTTCTGCAAAAACTGGCATTAATCCTGATCAAGAAATTGATTTAAGCAATCCTGTAGTTCGTCATATTTTAAGTGGCCCTATTGTTTTGCAAGAAAAGGGGCTAAAAAACATTGTTGGCAAACAACAACAATCAGCCCCTAGCTCTGATTTTGGAAGTTTTTTAACTGGAAGCGCAGTAGAAGCTGAAAAACCAACACAAACACCTACAGTAAAAGCTAAACCTAAAACTTTGCAAGAAGCAATGGTTTCAGCACAAGATACTATGAAGCCCATTGCTGATGTAGGCAAAGGCTTGGCTTCAGTCGGAGATATAGCTTTGGGAGCTGTTCCAGCCGTTGTTAGTGGTGCTACTTATGCTGGTGCTAGAGCTTTTCAAAAAAGTCCAGAAGAAGCTCAAGCTTTGGCTCAAAAAGTATCTGCCCCATTAGAGCAGCCATTAGGAAAAGCTTTTGGTATTACTGAAGATCCAGCTTATAAACAAGAAGCAACTCGTAGGGCTATGGATGAAATCGGTCAATATGTTGGCGAAAGCGCAAAATCTATTTCTGAAAAAACTGGTATTCCAAAAGCTGACGTAGAAAATATGCTTAATACTTTAAGTACGGCTGTAGGGGCTAAATTGCCAAAACTTAAAGCTGCAATACCAGAATTAAAGGCGCAATTTGAAAAGCGTTTTCCTAAGATGGAAGAACCGCAGCCAAATGCTCCTATGGGAGTACAACCAGCAATGGCTGGAGTTGGAGCTGCTAAAACTGAAATTAACCCTTATACAGGCAAGATTTCAGGAGAAGAAACTGTTCGTGGTCAATATCCTGCCGTTAAAATTTCTAAAATTAAAGAAGATGCTCCTGTTGCAGAGCAACAAACTCGTTCACAAATCGCCAATGAAATTATGGGTGATGGCAACCAAGTTCGTAGCGGTGTTATTACTGGAAACGAAAATACTCTTAGAAATGAATATACGGAAGCTAGATCAGCCAATCCTACGCCTACCAGCGAATTGCTAAAACGGCAAATTGCAGAGGAACAAAATTCCTTATCTCGTTACGCTGAAAAACGCATTGAAAATACTGGCGCAAGTAAAAATTTGCCTACCGACTATGAACGTGGTCAGTTAATGAATGATGCTATTGCTGGGGATGAAGGTTTAACTGGTTATTTAAAAACAGCAAAACAATCTTTATATGATGAAGCTAGAGCAAAAGTAGGTGATAACCCTATCCAATCTAATGCCGTTACTAATCTTTTAGAAAATAAGCAATTTAGAGCTGGTCTTGGTTTAAAAAATAATGAAGGTGTTGCTAAAAGCGCAGAACAGCTTATAGAGCTTGCTAAAACTGTTGGATTTGAAGATAGAGCTGGCAATGTATTGCCTCCTAATAGCATTGCTGCATGGAAAGCCGTTAGAGAGGCTTTAAATGCTGAATGGTCAAAAGACAACGCTTCTGTAGTAGCCAAAATTAATAATGCTATTGATAAAGATATTGCTTTAGCTGGAGGCCAAGATTTATATAAAAAGGCTGACAATTTACATAAAGCTGAAAAGAAAATATTTGAATCCAAAGGAATTAAAAGTTTATTTGGAGAAGTTGATCCAAATGGAGTCCAAACTGCTACTAGTTTTGAAGCTATTCCTAAAAAGCTTAATTCTATGCCCCCTGATCAATGGAAGCATATTTACGATACTTTTGATGAAATTTCCAAAGGCAGAGTTCGTGGTACAGGATTTGATTTAGAGCTTACCCCTGAATTAATGCAATATGCTGAAGCTGCTAAAGCTGAAATAAAAGGCGCATTGGCTAGAGAAATTTATCAAGCTGGTGCTGGTAAAGCTGGAGTTTGGAATCAAAATTCAGTAAATAATATTCTTAATGCTAGAGCTAAAAAGATTGAACACGCTTTTAGTCCTGAAGAACAAAGGGCGTTTCATACATTGAATTATGGTGGCTACATCATGCCTGGCGTTCATACTTATGAAGGAGCAGCATTACAAGCTCAAAGAGTTGGTAAGTTTGCTGAAAAATTGCCTGTTATTGGTAGAGAATTAGGAGCAGCAACCCATATTCCTTTTGCAGCAACTCTTGGAGAAAAATTGGGAGAAAAGGGCGCATCTTTTACAATTAATAAATCGGAACGTAAAAGAGCAACTAAACTTCAAGAAGAAATGATGAAAAATTCTCAAAAAGGTAAAACTAATTTAAAAGATATTGGCAAGGAATAATGATGTCAGAAATAGATTTAGTACGCTATGGTGCTTTGTATCAAAAAGTAGAAAACTATGAGCAAAAGTTTGAAGCTATGGAAAAAAAGATAGATAAAATGGAAGCAAATCTTGACCATCTTATTGCTTTAGCAAATCAAGGGCGAGGTGGCTTTTGGATGGGAATGCTTTTAGTATCTGCCGTAAGCACAATAGTGGGTTGGTTTATTCATTGGTTTAATGGAAAATGAAGTGCTATAAATCTAAAACAATGTGGTTTTCAGTAGCCCTTGTTATTTTTGGGGCTTTGATGGATAACTTGCCAATGTTGCAAAACATTATTGATCCTAGGTATTACGGCATTATTGTGACTGTAATAGGAATAATTGTTGCGTTGCTAAGATACGTTACTAAAGAACCTATTCAATAATGTTTCCACTACAAATAATTACCTATGTCAAAATTTTTGCTGGAGTTATCCTTTTATCTGGGTGCTTTTATGGTTATATTGAGCATAATCGTTTTCAAGCATATAAAGAAAAAATACAATCCATTGCAAAAGAACAAGAAGCAAAGAATGAATCCATTCGGACACAGCAGGAACTCATAAACAAAACTACTAAGGAAACCTATGAAGCTAAGTTATCTGCTATTAAGTCTTATTATGGTGGGATGCACAACTCCAGTAGCGGTCAAATGCCCTCCATTTCCAATCCCTCCACAGGAGCTAATGGCAGCCCCTCCGACCAGTTACTTGCTTGTGCCTATACAACGCAACAATTAGTAAGCCTTCAAGATTGGATTAAGGAACAAGTTGCATTAAGATGAATAATGAACAATTACAAACATTAGGAATTGATCCTAAGTGGCTTAAACCTTTAAACGATACTTTTGCCAAATATGGCATAGATACCCCAAAACGCCAGGCAGCTTTTATTGGTCAATGCCAGCATGAATCAGCTAACTTCAAGACTTTAGAAGAAAACCTTCATTATTCTGCTGGTGCTTTAATGCGAGTCTGGCCTTCTCGTTTTTCTGATGCTGCAACTGCTGAGAAATACGCAAACAATCCAGAGGCTATTGCAAACAAAGTTTATGGCGGTAGAGCCGATCTTGGCAATACTGAAGATGGTGATGGCTGGAAATTTCATGGCAGAGGCGTTATACAGCTCACAGGGCGTTCAAATTACACAGTATGTGGACAAGCCCTAGGACAACCATTTACAACGCAACCAGAGCTTTTATTACAGCCTGAATGGGCTTGTATGTCTGCTGGATGGTTTTGGAACAAAAGAAACTTAAACGACCTTGCCGATAATGAATCGTGGGAGTTGCTCACAAGACGTATTAATGGCGGTGTCTTAGGTCTGCAAGACAGAATAGACAAAACCCATAAAGCAATGGATGTTTTAGGAACTTAACGGCATCAATTTGGCAACTACTAGCTGTAAGGTCGAAAACCGAAAAAGCCCTTACTTGTTGCATCCTTGAATGTCGGCTTAACTGCCGTTAAATAGCTTTTCCAGAATAGTTGTTTTGGCTTAAAACAGCACTCATACAAGCTAATCTAGCAGTTCTTTTACAATCTGAATTTACAATAATCCAAGAATCTGTTTTATCAAAAATATTATCTTCTGCTGCACAATATTCTTTCCATTTTTCTTGGCTAACTCGATCAATAGGGCTCATTTTTCCAAGCTTTAATGGATTGCTTTGCCGTTCTGCAAATCGTCTAGATTGTTCTTCTTTAGTAACATTAAGCCAAAACTTAATAATTTTGAATCCATTATTTCTAAGCATTTGCTCAATTACTGGGGCTTCATGTAAAAACAAATCTACTTCTACCTGGCTGGCAAACCCCATTACTTTTTCAACTGTTGCTCTGTTGTACCAAGACCGATCCCAAAAAGTAATTTCACCTGATTTAGGCAATTCTTTTATATAGCGTTGCCAATACCATTGAGTTCGTTCTGATTCTGTAGGCTTATCCAAGGCAACAACTTTAGCTGATTTAGGGTTCATATGCTCCATAAATCGCTTTATAGTGCCACCTTTACCAGCCCCATCTTTTCCTTCAAAGATAATAATGTGCTTTTCACCATAGTCTTTAACATGGTGTTGCCATTTAAGAAGCTCAACTTGCAACTCGTATTTCTTTTTTTCAAATTCTTTTAAAGAAATAAGGTTACGAGGCCCTTCTTCAGTTTGATCTATAGAACTCAAATTAGCTGTATTACAGGCTTTTTGTTTTTAACATAGTCTAAAGCTGTTTGCCAGGCTTGAGTCCATAGATTAAGAGCCGTAGATCCTTCATAAAAAAAATCAGGATAAACAGCAAAAAATGCTTCTTCACAATCATCTGATGGGACTTTCACGTTGCCACCAAAAGGAATTTTTTCTTCAGTCATTATCTTTTCCGATTAAATACCAAATAATAAAGGCGAAGCCAATCATTACGATTGCATTGAAAATCATGGCCTCGTCATTACTCATTACATTTTTTTCTTTTTAATGCCTTCAGCTCTACGAAGATCATGAGAATGTAGTTTTTTTCCAACAGACTTAGGAACTTCTCCAGCTTTTTCAGCTACTTTTGCTGCTACTTTACGAGTAACAATCCTACCATTGGAAAGCTCAAATTCATGTTTTGCGCCTTTGGCAGCTTTACCAGCCATCTTTTTAAGCTCATCATGAGAATAAGCTTTGGAAGGGGCTTTAATAACCTTTCCAGACTTTTCTTTGATAGCAGGAACCAAGACTTTTAGTTTAGTTGCCATTATTTAATCCTAAAGATTTTATTGAGTTTAAGGGTGCTTTCATACTCAATTTTGCCTTGAGCATCTAAAGAACGCAATGGAAGCTCTTGAAAGTATTTCCATTTATCTTTGTATGCCTGGATCTCTGATGGAGGAACCCAGCCAGCTTTTTTCCAGCGCAAAGTAATGTCAGTACCACTTGCAGTCCAAATATGATGATTCATACGGCCTCCTTAAAAAACTCTGATTGATCCAGGTGGGCAAGAATAGCCTGAATAAACAAATACAGCTCCAGCAGGGGTTTTACAAGTAATTACTTGTTGCTG